AGAATATCAACATGCGGAATTTAAAATTAAAAGTACGGATATATTTACTGAAGATGTCATTAAATATTTTAATGATGAAATGCACTCTGGCAAGTCTTTGGGTTTCATTAAAACGGAAGAAGACTTTAGGATAAGACCTGCTGAACTAACAGTTCTCACGGGTGTTTCAGGTCATGGTAAATCTATGTGGCTTTCACAAGTCATATTGTCTTTGATGACTCAAGATGTTAAATGTTTAATCTCCTCTCTTGAGATGAGACCTGTTCTCACTCTTGCAAGAATGATTCAGCAAACTTTAAAGACTACTGATCCAACAGATGACTTTATCAGAAAGTTTTGTGAACGTGCTAAAGACAAGTTATATATTTACGATCAAACAGGATCTACTACATCACAAGACATGATTGCAACGATTCACTATGGTAAACATGTTTTAGGATGTGAAGTATTTGTTATTGATTCACTCATGAAGATGTCAGATATTTCTGAAGACAATTATGAGAAACAGAAATTGTTTTTAGATACTCTAGCGACAACGACAAGAGATACACAGACACACGTTTTTCTTGTGGCTCACACTCGTAAGATGTCAGACGAAAAAGAAGTTCCTGATGCTACTCATATTTTAGGCTCGAGTCATATTCGCAATTTATGCGATAACATCATTTGTGTGTACAGGAACAGAGAAAAAGAGATAGAAATTGAAAGTGGAAAGATCACAGAGGATGAGGCTAGAAAAAAACCTGATTGTGTTGTATTATTGCAAAAGCAAAGAAACTATCCTGTAGAGGGTAAATGGTATTTTTGGTTTGATAAAAAAGGATTGCGATACAAAGAATCACCATGACGATAAATGACTTTATAAAACAATGCAAAGAATTATTTGGTGATGATATTGTTTATAAAGCCACGTCTAAAGATGGCATTACTTTTAAATCTAAAGGATGGAGTGATAAATATGATTCGATTCGTTTTAACGAAATACAATCTAGAGAATTTCTTGGGAAAGATTAAAGCATTAGATTTATCTAAACGCTGGAGAGTTAATGTGACTGAAGAAAAGGCAGTGAGAAGTTTGGAGCAAAATGAAAGGCTGTGGTCGCTATACGGGTCAATCGCTAATTACATTGGTGAAGATCCTAGCACTGTCCATGAACTACTAGGCTATAAGTTCCTTCGTTATCAAACAGAGATAGCAGGTAATCCTGTAGAGCTTGTGAAGTCTACTACAAAGCTTTCTACAAAAGAGATGACCGAGTATCAAGAAAACTGTGAAAGGTGGGCTTCTAGTCTTGGTTGGAGTTGGGAACTATGAAACAACCAATTATTGATGGCATAGTTATTATTTGCATTCTATGGTTTGTTGGTGGTGTTGCTAAACTTATTCAAAGGCTATATGAACTATCGCAATAAAAAACTATTAGAAGCTGTGAGAGACTTTCCTTGTGCTATGTGTGGAAGAGAAGATGGGACTGTAGTTGCTTCTCATTCTAATCAACAGCGTGATGGCAAAGGCACAGGTATCAAGGCTCATGACTATCGCATCGCTAGTCTTTGCTATAAGTGTCATGATATGATAGACAATCATAAAGACCTAGACAGACATGAACGAATAGAGGCATGGGAACAAGCTCATCGTAAAACTATTGGTTGGTTATTCGAAAAAGAGGTAATAAAATAATGGCATCTACAAACGGAATCACAGGAGATTCTTTAGTTAATAAACCTAACTCCAAAGAATACGAAGAAAACTATGACAAGATATTTGGTAAGAAGAAATCACGCATGGATGTAATTGGTCAAAACGGAAATAGTGGAGATCATTACGAATATGAATTAAACAAGTCCACAGGTGAAGTAGAAAAGCGTTTTAAAGAAGGATTTGAAAAACCTAATGGAGATCAATTTGGCGACTAGTCCAACGCAGTTAAGTCTTAAGAAGTTAAGAGATGAAGGATACCTTGTTGCTATTACAGAGAAATGGAATCACTTTTGTAAGATACGCCAAGACATGTGGGGATTTTGCGATCTACTTGCTATCAGAGAGAATGAAGTATTAGCAGTGCAGACCACATCTGCTAGCAACATGTCAGCAAGGGCAAACAAGATAGCTGATAGTGAGAACGTTGGCATGGTAAGAAAGGCTGGTATCAAAATACATATACACGGATGGATCAAGAATGGCAGAAAATGGGAATGTAAGGTAATGGACGTATCATGAGACCACATCAAAGACAATACGAAGTAGAAGGAAAGTCAGTCGATATAGAAACGTTTAGAAATAGGATCATTAATCTTATAGACGATAACCCTTTAACTATTCCAGAAATTGCGAATCAATTAAAATCAGATACTAGGAAAGTTCAGACTGTAGTTTATAATCTACACTCACAGGGTATCATTAGTGCTGATGAGTCTAATAAGTTTCATTTGTATTGGAAAACTAAAGTTCCAATGTTGCAAGAGATATTTCATCCTATGCCAGACTTTAGCGGCAGGATATTAAGCATTTATCAACATACTGAAGAGGAAGCTAATGCACATAGACAGACTGAAACAGATTTTAGATGATTGGGCTTTATGGATGCACGCACCTAGCACAAGGCTAGGCTATCCAAGCCGATCACTAGGTATGGTGTCAGGCGGTGAGTCTACTTCCGATGCGTTTGAAGACATGGTGTCAGACATGGACATGGGTAATGTCAGGACGATAGATGCGATCATACATAGCTTACCTCAAGATCAGAAGGAAGCTGTCTATGCTAGATACCTAAAGAGCACGAAATACGATGATTATGAGTATCAATTAGGGCTTGCGTTTGATAACATGCTCACTATAGCTTCAAGGCGTATTGTCGCTTGACAGAAGCATATCATTTGGTGTATAATACGACCATTGGATAAAACTCGTCCATACTCTCCGTAAGTCTCCTTCTCCCCTGATCTCACAGGGGATTTTTTTTGAGGTAAATCATGAAGAAACCTACTACCAAAAAAGGTAAATTAGCTAAAGTAGCTAAAGTTATGGGCGAATTTAAAAAAGGTACCTTACATTCAGGCAAGGGCGGCAATATCGTTAAGAATACAAAACAAGGCATCGCAATTGCTTTATCAGAAGCAGGCATGTCAAAACCTAAAAAACGTAAATAATCGTTTCAGGGTAAACTCAATTACTTTAAATAGGATTGTCAATAATCCTAGCAAAACAAACCCTAATAAGAAGTCTATGAGAATCTTTTCTAGATCTCTATCCATTTAAGTTCCTTTTTAATTGGTTTTTAATAAAATTAGTAGCTTCTTTTTTAGTAGACATAAATTGATAGCTTTTAAGGCTTCTATTATACTTTATTAGTTCATTGACCCATAGGGCTAGGTCAGTGTTAGAAAAACGCTTTATGGTGCGTTCCTGTGTGTTTAAGACATACATTTTAGTCCCCTTTTAAAATAATATTGTGTTGTTTGATAAACTCATAACGCTTGTCAGTAGATTCAAACCAAAAACACTCATAAGACAAAAAACTTTTATTGTCTGATAATTCAAGTCCATAAACAAATCCGTTATTATCACTATCTTTATAGTAATCGGATATATGGCATAGATTTCCGTATTCTATTGACATTTTAGCCTCCTAATATAGATATGTTGTTTACACTAACCCATTCATAAAGAGTTTCGTATAAGTTTTCTGAATCTTGATTAAATTTTAGTTGTTTCATAGCCTTGTCAGCTATGTTGAAAATTATTTGGTAATAATCAACTTTAGACATTTTATTTTCATATGGTTTATCAGGTAAAATTTCAGTTAAATGTAAGCATACCTGTGCATAAGTATATTTTGTCATTTTGAAGCCTCCTTATTAAATGCAATAAAAGATAAAGCTAAATTTTCAATATGTCCTAGTAAGTCATCGGCTTCACAATCTTCAAATGGTGACCATATAGAGACATCATCGGGAATTACATTATCGCATAATGAATCATAAAACTGATTATGAGTGTTATCTCCCAAATCAGAAATAAAGAAGTCAATAGCGTGATTAGTAGCAATTTCGCATGTATTCATATTAAACCTTTCGTAAATAGTCTATTTCGTTTTGAATCTCTCCTAATTGAGACTTCATGTCATCTAAATAGGCGTTAATAGTAAGATAACCGCTAGGCGTATTGCCCCTATAAACTACGTCTTCAAGGGTTAAGTCGATAGCGTGTAGCTTTTCTGTAATATAGTCAAGTTCTATTTGCATGGTGTAGCCTCCTGTGTGATTGTCATATCATCATAAAATATATCTTCTACTTCAACTACATCTACAATTTCAACACGCTTTTCAGGTATTGCAATAGTGTATTTCATTTTAATGTCTCCTTTGTTTAAGATATAAAAAAATCTGATTCTTTACCATTGAGTGTTATTCCATCTCTATGGGTTAAGCCTATGCACGATTGATTATCTTTAAAGCATATAAGATATTCATATTTGCCTTTTATAACATCATAACCACTATGAACCCAATGCACGTTATGACCTGATTCGATAGCTTGTTTTATCTCTGATAATTTCATGTTATAGCCTCCTAGTAAGATAAGATTAAAAGTAAAAACATATAAAAGGTAATAAGACCCATTAATAAGATAAAAAAGTTTTCAAGTAAGTCTCTCATTGTGTAATCTCCCTGTTTTGTTTAAATAGCGTTGATAAGATGTCTTCTAGTTTATATTCTATTTGTCTATTGTCAAGCTCTTTTTCTATGTTATTGAGTCTTATCTCATCATATATAGACTTGCTAAAGAGTGTTGAATAGATGTCATATAAATCTATTAATGATTCATTGTCAAGTGTTGTTAAGTCATTCATTTTTTAATCTCCTCTAGATATTTGTCTAGTTGCTTACAGATAGTTTTATATTCTTTAACGCTTGTATAAGGGAATGAAACGCTAAACCCTTTGTCAAGTTGTAATTTAATCTCTTTAAGTTCTGTTATAGATAGTTTCATAGTGTTATCTCCCTATGGTCTTTTCATTCTTACCATTTAAGAAATCATTCATAGATTGGAAAAGGCTTATATTTTCATTGTCAATAACTATGACTTGTTTATTGGATAATGTAATAACATCTATATATGAATCAAAGTTATTTAAACATTCTTCTTCTATTATGTATTCCATTTTTAATACCTCTCTTTGTTAGTGTATAAGTAATGATATATAAGTTTATAATGTTGTCAAGTATTTTTTAAACATTCTTTTAGCATCTCTTTTAGAGTATCCATAATAAGTTCTAGATTGTAGATAACCCTTAAAGACCTCTGATAGAGTTATAGAGCCGTTATAGTTCTTTGATATAATCATGATAAATACTCCTGTTATATTGTCAAGTTAATATTATTCGTAGTTAAAAAAGGGAATCAGTTAAAATTCCCCCTATAACATATATACTAGTTAAGATCCTGTAAGATATATAAACCTTCTTTAATCTTCCTTTGAGTCTCTTTGGTAGATTCATTCAGGAATGTAGATCTATGTTTGGAAGTAGTCCTAGAATAGTTCCAATAAACAGGGTCAAGGATAGTTCTAGTAAGCATTGTATTGTCTCCAACGCTAATACGTTCTATCTTAACTATGATGGATTTATAGGATTGGAAGAAGGTTGCCTTATCATCTTCTATAATGAATTGATTCGCAACGATGTTGCCTCTATTGTTTACGATATTAGATACTTTCATATAAGTCTCCTTAAGTTATTTGTCAAGATTGACAATGCCTATATTAAAGACATTAAATAGATTGTCAAGTATTATTATTGTAAAAGATTGTAAATAATTGTAACAAATTGTAAACAGATATAAGTTCTGTATATATATAAAAGGAATACATAGTAATGAATGAAATAGATAATAACCCTGTTGACATTGCGGTCACTAATATGGTAAGCGATGACATTAACTCTATAGTAGACATAGAGACAGCAGAGACCTCTGACGTGATCGAAAGTCCTAGAAAAGCAGGAAGACCCCCCCACCTTCCAAATGCGGACACCCGAAATAAAGTTTACATGTTATCTACAGTAGGCACACGCCATGAAGATATCGCCTCCGTATTAGGTATCACACACGATACACTTGTCAAGTACTATAAAGAAGAGCTTGACAATGGTCGTATTGAGGCTAACGCATCTGTAGCAGAGACATTGTTTAAACAAGCTAAAGAAGGCAACACCACAGCTATGATCTTTTGGTTAAAGTCTCGTGCACGTTGGAAAGAATCTACACAGCATGAGATAAGTGGTAATCCTGATGGCACTCCGATAGAAGTAAAGATTGTTACAGGTATAGATTAGTTTTCATTCATTTTATTTTTTTTAGTATTTGAATGAGTACCCCACCCCCTTTTTATATAGAAAAGGTTTTATCACATTTTTTAAAACGTCAGTAGGCAAAAATTATGGCAAAGACAATTTTAGAACAATTACAAGAGCAATTAAGAAATGTCACTCTTACTCCAGAGCAAATAGCAGCTAAAGGTACAGCTAGCGACTATATAGCACAAATGGAAAGAGAAAGACTTATGAACTCTATAGGTGGCGGTAGTCAACTTACAGAGGCTGAAGCTGCAAGAATAAAACAACTTATGATGCAAAGACAAATGGATGAGTTCTCTAGACAAAATGCTTATACGTCTAATCCACAAGCAGTACCGTACTACCAACAAACAAATCCAATGGGCAACACGATGACTAACGTACCACCACAAGGTGGCGGTATGTCTGTGCAACAACCTATAGATTTGAATTCACTCATTAGAATGTTATCTAGATAAGGAGAAAGTTATGCCAATGGTCGGAAAAAAGAAATTTGCTTACACAGAAAAAGGTAAGAAAGAAGCTAAAGAATACGCTAAAAAAGCAGGTAAGAAAGTAGTTGCTAAACCTGCAAAGAAAGGTATGAAGAGTGGCTACTAAAGGTCTTTACGCCAATATCCATGCCAAACGCAAACGTATCGCTGAAGGATCAAACGAGAAGATGCGTAAGGTAGGATCTAAAGGTGCACCTACAGCTAAAGCTTTTAAACAATCTGCAAAGACTGCGAAAAAGAAATGATTAAGAAAGGCAAGGAAACGTTTTCAGGTTATAACAAACCTAAAGCCACACCTAGCCACCCTACTAAAAGCCATGCTGTATTGGCTAAAGAAGGTGACAAAGAAAAGCTTATACGCTTTGGACAAAAGGGTGTAAGTGGTGACAAAACAAATACAAATAGAGCAAAGTCTTTTAAAGCAAGACACGCTAAAAACATAGCAAAAGGTAAGATGAGTGCCGCCTACTGGGCAAACAAAGTAAAGTGGTAATTTAATAACAAGGAGGCGATGACCCTATATGGAGTCGCAAAAAACTTTAGATACTGGGTATAGACCACGAGTCCCCCAAAAACTGATACACAATGCAGTCAAAGATAATAGGTTTGTGGTAGTCGTAGCACACAGACGTATGGGTAAAACTGTTTCAGCAATTAACCAGCTGATCCATAGTGCACTTACATGTACTAAAAAAGATCCTAGATACGCTTATGTGGCACCCACCTATAACCAATCTAAACGTATTGCATGGGATTACCTTGTTAATTACACACGCCCTCTAGGTGCTAAAGTAAACATTGCCGAACTTCGTGTAGACTTCATGGGTAGACGTATCTCACTATATGGTGCTGATAACCCTGATTCTCTTCGTGGTATCTATTTAGACGGTGCCGTGATAGACGAAGTAGGAAATATAAATCCATCTGTCTTCAGTGACATTATCCGCCCTGCACTTACAGACCGATTAGGTTTCTGTGTTGCAATGGGAACTCCCAAAGGCAACAATCACTTCAAGGGTCTTCGTGATCGTGCCTCTGAAGGACAAGGATGGAAACTATTAGAATTTAAATCTAGCGACACAAAGTTGCTAAATGAGCAAGAACTTACTGCTGCTCGTGTAGAAATGGGCGAGGATAAGTTTATGCAAGAGTTTGAATGCTCTTTTAACTCACCTGTAGAAGGTTCTTTCTACTCTAAAATTATAAACGAAATAGAAGAAAAAGCACACATGTGCGAGATTCCTCGTGATGACTTGTGTCGTAGTTACACAGCTTGGGACTTGGGTATGTCTGATTCTACAGCTATTTGGGTAGCCCAACTTACAGGTAAAGAAATAAGACTTATTGACTATATGGAAAATCATGGTCAAGGATTAGATTACTATGTGTCATGGTTAAGAGATAACGACTATGCACATTTTACTCACATACTTCCACATGACGTGGAGGTTAGAGAATTAGGCACTGGCAAATCTCGTAAGGAGACTTTAGAAGATGCAGGATTATCAATTGTTACTGCTCCTCGCCTTAATGTTATGGATGGCATACAAGCAGTCAGGCGGATAATTCCTAGATGCTGGTTTGACCCAAAAACAAAACAAGGTTTAGATGCTCTTCGTAACTATCGTAGACACTATGATGAGAAAAGAGCAGTCTTCCATGACAGACCACTTCACGATTGGTCATCACACGCTGCAGACTCATTTAGATACCTAGCAACAGGTTTAGATGAGAGTCCAGCTGAAGAATGGAATAGACCTATTAACGTAAACACTAAATGGATAGTTTAATGGATATTAACAAATTAAAAAGCATTATCGAGTCTGAAATTGATGATTCTATTGGCTATGTCGAAACAGACACAGTTGCAGAACGTCAAGAAGCACTTGAATACTATCTTCGTGAGCCTTATGGTAACGAAGTAGAAGGTAAATCACAAATTGTCACAGGTGAAGTGGCAGAAGTTGTAGACGGAGCATTGCCTCAACTTATTCGTGTATTTAC